TGGCTCATCCAATCGTACGGTGGCTGGGGCTAAGTCTCGCGCTGGTACTGAGATGCCTCGTAAGGGTGGGGGTAGGACGACCCAGTTCCTTCGGCATCGTGGGAAGTCTGGGTACTTCTTCTGGCCTTCTGTACGCAAGAACAAGGGCAACATTGCCAAAGAGTATTTGAACGCTATTGACAAGGTTCTGGACAAACTGAAAGATCGTTGACTTTGGCTGTGGTTTCGCTACCCTGTAGATAGGGAGGCGTTCATGGTTGTCTATTTTGATTCGGTTAAGTCTGTTCAGCCGAAGCCGTTTGCCTCTAATTGGGATGACCTCAAAGAGCGTTTGATGCACCATGAGGAGAACGCACATAAGTCTGATGGTGCGTTGTGGTCACCTGTTGAGTATCACCAGGGTAGGACTAGAGGTAATACTGCTGTTCGGTTCATTGAAGCGTTGGTGGTTGACATGGACGGTGAGTCGTTTGCCAATGCCAATCTTGATGGGTTTGAGTATCTTGCCTATTCCACATATTCGCATCGACTAGATGACCCTCACTACCACTTAGTTCTGCCACTTGCCGAGCGTGTGCCATCAGGACTGTGGCGAGCAATATGGGGTGAACTGCATGAACGCATCAACCTTCAAGGCGACCCTGCGACTAAAGACCCTGCTCGTATCTTCTATCTTCCACAACATGCACCAGATCAACCTTGGGAGTTCCACGAACAATCAGGCAAGTTCATTGACACAGACTTCCAATACGAACCTGCACGCAACCCGACACCAGCGTCACCACGTCAATCTGCTCAACCTCGACGCAAGCGCACTGTTCGTGTTGAGATGAATGATGCTTGGTGGGATGCAGGCAAAGTGTTAACGAAGTATGACGGTCTTGAAGGCAAAGCATTGTGGTCTGCTGTGTTGGCTGACTTCCGTGCCTTGCGCTCGGCTTGTGAGGATGTCATCTAGAATTGCCGTATGGCTGGCGTTCGCACATTCGTAGTTAGGTTCCTCGCTGACGCAGAGCAATATAAGAAGGGCATCAAACAAGTCAACGATGGCATGGGCGGTCTAAAGACCGAGGTATCTAGTTTGTTGCCGTCATTCAAGACAATGGCGATTGCTGGTGCAGCTGCGTTCGGTGCTGTGAGTGCGTTCGCATTCAAGGCTGTGCAGTCTGCTGCTGAAGATGAGAAGTCGCAAGCGTTGTTGGCTGCACAGTTGAAACGAACCTTTGGTGAACAGGAAGGTTTGACTGGAGCCGTTGAGCGTTATATCTCGGTGACACAACTTCGTACCGGAACTAGTGACACAGAGTTGCGTGACTCGCTGGGGACATTGGTTCGTTCAACGGGTAATTTGACGACATCTCAAAACCTGTTGAATGTTGCGCAGGATGTCTCCGCTGCTACCGGCAAAGACCTCCAATCAGTTTCTTTGGCTCTTGCCAAGGCCAGCCTTGGTCAATTCACAGCGTTGGGGAAACTTGGTATTCCATTAGATGAAAGCACAAAGAAGTCCAAGGACTTTGGCAAAGTTTTGGAAACTCTGGAAGGTCAATTTGGTGGTGCTGCGGATGCTGCTGCAAATACATTCGGTGGCAAATTGAAAATCATTCAAGGACAGTTTGGTGAGATTGTTGAAACAATCGGTGCAGCCTTGCTTCCTTACTTGGATAAGTTTGCCACGTTCTTAGTTGAAGAAGTTGCTCCTGCTGTTCAACGAGTCACCAGCGTCATCGGTGAGAAGGGTTTGGTTGCAGGGTTCCAACAGTTGATCTTTGAATCTGGTGGTGCTGGTGCTGCTGTTGTTGGTGTCCTTAGAAACATTGCAATAGCAGGGGCAGAAGCAGCAAACATTTTATACAAACTTGCATACTTTGCAAAAGCTGCTATTGAACCAAATTATCTTGAGAAGGTCAAAAGTATTGCCAAAGGCTTCACTGGACAAGCGGTTGATGTTGACAAACTCAAAGAAGCATTTGACAAAATTGCTGTACCAGTTGATCATTACAAGGTCACCATCCACGATGTCATTAGTGGGCAAAGAAACTTGAACGGTGAAATAGAAGAAACCAATGAACAAGAAAATGGCTTATCTAAGACTTTGAAGAAGGCAACCGACAGACTCAAGACTTACACCGATGCGTTGAAGGGTTCCAACTCTGCACAAAAGTCGTTTAAGAATGCGCAGGATGCTTCAATCAAGGCTGGTAAATCATTGACGGCTGCGAACCAGGGTGTGACTGATGCTCAGGATGCGTTCAATCAGGCTGTGGCTGGGTATGGTGCCGATTCTCCACAGGCTAGTAAGGCTGCGAAGGAGTTGGAGTTGGCTCAGCGTGGGTTGGAGCGTGCTGGGTACAACGTCGAGGGTTCGTTGTTCGCCATCAAGGATGCTGAGGAGGCGTTGAAGAAGGTTCGTGCTGATCCTGAGTCCACACCTCAGATGATTCGTGAGGCTGAGATTGCGTTGGCTGAGGCGAAGTTGTCGAGTGCTGATGCGATTGATCAGCAGACTGAAGCCACTGAAGGTTTGACGACTGCGACTGGTTTGTTGAATGAGGCGATCTTTGGTGTTTCTAAAGATTCTGAGATATTCAAGGATTTGTCTGATGCGTTGACTACCGCTAAAGAGAATCAGGCTGAGGCTGTTATTGCTGTGGCTGAAGCGATTGAACGTGAAACTACGGCAATGCAAGAATATAGCAAAGCGATTCAGGATGCTGGAAAGATCGCTAATTTGTATCCAGTTGTAAGTGGCAGATTCAATCTGAACAATCCGATGGCTGGTTCGGCTAATAGTATTCCGGCAACGGTGACTGGTAACTCGACTGGGTTCCGACCTAATCCTGCTGGGGGTGGGATGGTGGTGAATGTGAACGCTGGTCTTATTTCTTCGCCTGATGAGGTTGCTGAGCAGATTAGTGATTTGATGAGTCGTCGTGCGCGTCTTAATGGTGGCGATCTAACGGCGTTCTTCTAATGGCTAAGTCTGCGAAGTGGGGTTCAACATATAAGGTGTTGTTGGATGTTGGCTTCTTGGCTGATGCGTTTACTTTGGACTCAAGCCTTTTGGATGGTAGTGATGTGTTGGATGGTTCAACAGACTTTGTTGATGTCACCGAGTATGTAACAAACATCAATATCAATCGGGGGCGCACAACTCAACTTGATAACTTCCCGTCATCCAACTGCACTATTGTCGCTGATGATCGTGCAGCTGAAAGATACTTTGATCCACTGAACACAGCATCAGAATGGTATTCGGGTGGCACTGTGGGTATTGCTCCACGTCGCCAGTTCCAGGTGTACGGAGGGACAGCCGGTACGACTGCGATGTTCACAGGTTTTGTGTACGACTTAAACATTGACTATGCCGAACCGAACCTATCAACAGCAACAATCGTTGCCACCGACGCACTCGGCCAACTCGGTCAAACCGTCCTGACCGCATTCAACCCTTCTTCGCAGCTCACGTCTGCGCGTGTGTCAGCGATCTTGGATCGTCCAGAGGTTGCGTTCTCGACTGCGTTGCGAAACATTGAGACTGGGATTGCGACATGTGGAACGGTTGCTTATGACGATGCAACGAATGTTCTCACAGCGTTGCAGGATGTGGCGATTGCTGAGGGTGGGCGTTTGTTTGTTAATCGTTCTGGGTTGGTTGAGTTTGATGCTCGGATTGCGACTTCGTTTGGTACGGCTGTGGCTTCGTTTGGTGGTACGGCTGGTGTTCCGATTCTGTCTTTGTCAAATGTGTATGGGGCTGAGACGGTTGTGAATCGTGTGGCTGTGCAGATTGAGGGTGGTACGGCTTCGAGTGTTGCGTCTGGTACTGCGTCGCAGGCTCAGTATGGGATCAAGGCGTTGTCGTTGACTGGGGTTCCGTTGGCCACTGATGCTGCTGGGTCAGCCTTAGCGTTAAGTTTGTTGACACGGTTTCAGGAACCTGTGGTCAGGTTCTCGGAGATGGATGTGTTGTTGAATGCGTTAACTACAGCACAACAAGCACAGATGGCAGGGCTAGAGATTGGTGACATCCTGTCAGTGACAAAGACTTTCGCTGTTGGCACACCGGCAACGGTTACACAGAATGTGGTTGTCGAATCCATCCGGCACACAGTCAACCCGTCACGGCACACTGTCACAGTTGGGTTGGGTCAAGTCCAACTCGTGATACCGTTTATCCTGGACACGTCGGAACTTGACGATCCGATTTACGCACTACAATAGGAGCATTATGGGAATCAACGCACAAACTTCAGTTCCAAAGTTCACTAGTGGAGATGTGCTGACTGCTGCGAATACCAACTTGCTGACAAATGCTCCACCAGTGTTTGCTGGTACAGCAACACGTGATGCAGCGTTCGGTGGTGCAGGTGAAAAAACATTGGCAGAAGGTCAACTTTGTTACCTAGAAGATTCCAACATTGTTCAGTATTACGACGGCGCAGCGTGGGCTACTGTCGGGCCTGCATCGTCTGTCGGTCTAGTTTTTATTAGCGCAACCGCTATGGCTGGCGCAAGTGTGAGCGTGAACAACTGTTTTACTAGCACCTATGATAATTATCGTTTGTTGTTTTCACCGTCTGCCTGCACGGGTGACCCAGTAGTTACTTTTCGTTTGCGTTTGTCTGGTACTGATTCCACTGTCAGTTATACAACGCAACGGCTAACTGGTTATCAATCAACGGTGGCAACTGCATCTAACAATCAGGGAACAGATGAAATGCTATTTGGATATGTCAAAGCGGCTGTACCCCAAGTAAGTGTGATGTCGGTAGATATTTTTTCTCCAGCACAAGCAAGGTCAACCGCTGCATTTTCTTCGCTTGGATTCATGGAAGACGCTACCGTTACAAACGGTTTTGTTGGCGTTGTACAAAACGCACATACACCCGCAACCGCTTACGATGGTTTTACAATGCTTGCCTCGACTGGCACTATTACAGGCACAATTTATTTGTACGGCTACGCAAAGGCATAATGATGACAACAAAAACTGAACACGATGTTGCAACAGGCGAAATTATTGTGCGTGACATGACCGCAGATGAATTAGCACAATACGAAAAAGATGTTGCAAGGTGGGCTAAAATTAAATCCGATCAAGCCGCAGCCGTTATTGCAAAAGCCGTTGCACGTCAGGCAGTACTCACAAAGTTAGGTTTGACATCCGATGAGGTCGAAGCACTTCTTTCGTAGTCGTTGGCTGATTGTTGCTCCTGCGCTTCTAGCCTCAATCTTTAGTTTCATTCCGTCAGCGTCAGCTGATCCGACACCAGGGTTGTTCACGTCGTATTACACGATTGATGTCGTTCCTCCTGTCATGTCTGACAGTGAGTATCCATTGTGTGGTTCTGAGGTTGAGAACAACATCAACCGTTCGTATGACGGTGAGCCGTATCTAGATTGCACAGGCGATCTGTTCATGGTTCACATGACAGGCTTCATCACTATCCCTGAACACGACACGATTGAGTTCTGGTTGGCAACCGATGATGGTGGTCGTATCAGTATTGGTGGGAATGAGTGGGGCAACTGGGGTGATCAGGGTTGCAGTTGGATGGAGTCGGGGCAGATAGACATTAGTGCAGGCAGTGCCAACCTCAATCTGTTTCTGTACGAGAACGGCGGATCGTCCTGTCTGATGCTCGCATGGAATATCAACGGTCAAGGTTTTGAGATTGTTCCTGACGAAGCGTTCACAACCGACTACCAACAACCACCAGATACAACTATTCCTGACACAACTATGCCGGAGACAACTACAACATGGACGACCACGACAACTTCTACGATTGCAGAATCAACAACTGTTCCTGCTACAAACCCATCGACTACTTCGATACCTCAAACAACTTCCATATACCTACCACCGCCAACAATGCCACCACCACCTGCAACGGTTCCTCTGCCACCCATACCTGAGACAACGCCACCAGATACACAGCCTGCTCCACCAGAGACACTGCCAGCCGTACTAGAACCATTACTTCCTCCCATCCCTGACACGATGCCAGAACCACCAGCAACGATACCGACAATGCCATTGCCCCCAGACACAATGCCATTGCCCCCAGACACAATGCCATTGCCACCAGACACCCTGCCAGAAGCACCACAAGCCCCTGAGACAAGCGAACCAGCCGAAGACGCACCACTCCCAGCCATCAGCGATGAGGCTGTAGTCGAAGCCCTAGCAGACATCGAGCAAGCAACCACTGAAGAAGTCAAAGCCATCGTCACCGAGCTGCTCGCCTTCGCACTCACCACCGACCAAGCCGTCTCCGTTGCATCCGAACCGGCAATCCTTGAGGTGCTAACGAACGCTGAAGCCGAACAAGTATTTGAGCAGGTCGCGGTTGAAGAACTCACATCGGAGCAGGCTGTTGAGTTGGTGGCTGCTGTGCAAGAAGCACCATCGTCTGTGCGTAAAGCGTTCGAGGCTGTGTTGAATCTATTTGAAGGTTTCGCTGATGATTATGTGATGACGAATCAAACTGTGCCAATCAAAACTCGACGTGCGCTGATCGCTCTCAGTGCTGTATTCTTGGTGTCAGCCCCTGCACCAATCCGAAGGAATACGCGATGAAGATATGGGGTGAGTTCCATGCGTTGCTGTGGACGATTGCTGCATCTGTCACGACGATCCTCACGTTGTCGGGGGCTATCCAAAAGGTCGTGATCTGGCTTACTGTTGGAGCATTAGTTCTGCACCTGATCGGCGCACTCACCAAGAAAGAAGAATCAGAATGAAGAAGTTCCAAGATGTTGCAGGTCGTATCGTTGCAGTATTCCTATCGTCAGCCTTAGCGATTGTCGGCGGCAGTGCCGTCATCGCACCAGAGTTGGAATTGTGGAAGTCGGCATGTCTTGCCGGATTCGCAGCATGCGCCACCGTGATTCAGAAGTTGGCTGCTGCCTCGCTTGATGGCAACCTGTCAATGGAAGAAATCAACGACGCATTCGGCGCAAAGAAGAAGTGACCCGATGACCAAGATGCCTTGGCCTGTAGTCCCAATCAAGTGGTGTTCCCATCTGCAAGGCAAGAAGCCTTCGGAGGTATCCCTCACAATGCTTCGACCCATCACAGGTGGCGGTCAGTTGCACCATTGTGCTGCTCGCGCTTGGGAAGCAATGAAGCATGCTGCGATGGCTGAGGGTGGGATCAATCTGAAGCCCACGAGTTCGGGTGACACGTATCGAAGTATCGCTCAACAGAAGTCTGGGTTCCTGCAAAGGTTCCAGTTGGAAGTTATTGAAGGCGCACAGACCCGAACCTATGACGGCAAGAAGTGGTATCTGAAGAAGGGCATGGCTGTACTTGCTTCTCCTGTTGATGATCCTGCAAAGTGTTCACGTCACATGATGGGCATCGCAGTCGATGTCGCAAATGCTTCTGGGAAGGTACTTGCGTGGTTGTTGGAGAACGAGCAACGGTTCGGATTCAGTCACGAAGTTGTCAACATGCCTGGTGCAGAACCTTGGCATCTCAGGTTCACCGAAGGTCAAGCAATGCCACAAGCCGTCCTCGACTACGAGACAGCCAACCCGACGCTGGGCGCATGATGGACTGGGGCATTGTTGTCGCAGCGTTGATCACGGCTGTGGGTGGGGTTATGACAACCCTGATGTTGGTGATGCGTAAGGAGAACACGCAAGACCATGCAAAGGTTGTGGATGCGTTGGATGTGCTTAGTGGAAATGTGACGAACATTGGGACTAAGTTGGACGGACACATCGATTGGCATCTCAAGGGGGTACCTAATGGCAAAGTTTCTACAGGAAATCAAAGCCCAAGAACTAAGAGGCGCGTCAAAGATTGACGACATCATCGCCAAACTCTCTGCCGAAGATGGCAAAGATTTGCGCGAAGCATTGAACGATCCAACGATCAGACCAATGCAAATCATCCATGCACTGAAGAAACGTGGATTGAAACTGTCACCATCGTCAATCACCCGATACAGAGACAACCACAATGTCTCTAGCTGACGACCTGCGCGAAGCAGGTCAACCAGCATGGCCAGTGATCCAACCTGGCAAACGGTACACAGTCCCCACCCTCAACCCACAACCCATTAAGCACGGCGAATACCAGACGGCTGTGATCCTGCCGGACATGCAGATCGGATACTTCCACAGTGCCACAGGCTTGGAAGCAATCCACGATGAGCAAGCAATCGAGGTTGCGTTACGGATCATCAAAGCATCAAAGCCTGCACAGATCGTCATGGTTGGCGACAACCTAGACCTGTGCGAGTTCGGAAAGTACCGCTACACCCCAGCGTTCGCACGAACGACACAAGCTGCGATTGATAGGGCAACAGAGTTGTGCGCACAGTTGCGCAAACTTGCACCCCAAGCCACGATCACATGGATTGCAGGCAACCACGAAGAACGCTTAGGCAACTATGTTCTGGACTCGGCTGCTGCTGCGTTCGGGTTACGTCGAGGGAAGGTTCCGTCTGAGTGGCCTGTGATGTCGGTGCCGTATCTGTGCCGGTTGGATGAGTTTGAAGTGGAGTATCTGAGTGGATACCCAACGGGTGCGCATTGGATCAACAACAATTTGAAGGTCGTTCATGGTGATCGCGTCGCATCCGGCGGCTCGACTAGTCACAAATATCTGTCATCTGAAAAGGTGTCGGTCATCTTCGGTCATATTCATCGGCGCGAATGGGCTGAACGGACTAGGGATTATCACGACGGTGCGCAAACAATTATGGCTGCATCACCAGGATGCCTAGCAAGAACCGATGGTGCAGTGCCATCCACACGCGGAGCAACCGACACTGACGGACGACCGTTATACAGATCAGAAGATTGGCAAACAGGAATCGCAGTAGTCGAGTATGAACCTGGTGACGGAGCGTTCGTGTATGAACAGGTTGCGATCCGTAACGGTTGGGCAAGGTGGCGTGGTGTGGACTACCTCGCATCGCAGCCATGAGCAACCCGATGGTATTGGTGACGTGGGCTGACGCTCATTCAGGTGTTGCAACGTGGACACCGATTGACTCGCTCGACAAAGATGAAATGATTGTGGCGACCTGTGGGTTCCTGCTCGCGACCATTGATGGCGGTAAGCCAGATCACATCACCGTGTACCAGTCACGGACAATGGAAGACGACATCGATCATGTTCTCCATATTCCATGCGCAATGGTACGCAAAATAGCAATCTGCACCCCTGATCAACTAGGGTAGGTCTTGGCTCGTTCGCACCCGATTGGTCGCTGAACAGCCCCCACACCTTCCTCCTTGGGTGTGGGTTATATACCCATCAACCTGCGAAGATCGGACAAGACATGAGACGCATCACAGCAACCATCGTCACCACACTCACCCTCATCATCGGCATCGGAACAGCACAAGCAGCCCAAGCCCCCAAACCCACACACAGCCCTTCCACAACCCGAATGGAAGTGATACCGAAAGACCCCCAACCGACTATCAAGTTCCGGCATGGTGACATCAGTTGGTTGCCACAGCTCGCAGCCGAAGCAGGATGGCCACCTCAGACTTGGAAACGGCTCAGTCACATCATCCTACGCGAAAGCGGAGCCTGCCCCTATCGGAAGGGTGGAGACATCGTGAACAAGAACTGTGAAGTGACAGGTCATGATGGTTCAAATCATGCGTCCGATTCAGGTCTGCTTCAGATCAACGGGGTGAACTACAACCCGAAGCGAAACAAGTATGCGCCTATCTGCACCCAGATGAAGATATGCACCCAAGAACCCTTGCTCGACGCGCTCACCAACCTCAAGGCTGGGCTGCTCCTGTTCAGGGTGACGGGTTCTGACTGGTCGCCTTGGATCGTCCCAGAGGGCGGTTGGTGAGCATCCACTACGATGCGCCACTAATCTCCTACAGTCGAACATGACCCAAAGGAGGGTACATAATGGAACCAATGACAGATAGAAACAAGGCAGGCTGGATCATCGCATTCACAGCGTTGGGATGGATATTCTTCCTACTCCCAATGAGTGGTGCAGAGATACCAGAAGGACACCCAACACCAATATCCCAACAAGCATGGATCACTTGGATCATCATCAACTTTGTGATGCTGATACTCGTTCACTTGTTGATCAGTCGTGAGCATCGTGCAGCTAAACGATTCAATCGTGCGATGCAACGGGCAAGACAACTGCACCCGACACATCCCAACTATGACTGAAGTTCATGTAGTTGAAAGTTGGTCTGAAGGCAGTCACGTCTTCAGACCAACTCAACCTTTGTGGATGATCCAAGCCAAATGCAAAGGTCAAACAGAACTGTTCTTCAACGAAGGGAACAGCATCTTTGTTCGTGCAGCCAAAGTTATTTGTGGCACCTGCCCTGTTCGACGTGAATGTTTAGCGTTCGCCATGAAGAACGATGACCAAGGCATTTGGGCTGGTACCTCAACGAACGAGCGTGAGCGCATCAGGCGTTCTTTACGGAAGAACATTAGGGTGTTGTCATGACATCACCTCAGAAGCGCAAGGGTTCGTCGGCTGAGTTGGCTGTGGCGAAGTGGCTGAACAAACTTGGTTGGACTGGTGCAGAGCGCAGTCGTGCCGGTTGGACAGATGACCGAGGCGACATTGACGGCATGCCTGGTGTATGCATCGAGGTGAAGAATGAGAAGCGTATTGATCTGCCAGGTTATTTGCGTGAACTTGAGGTGGAGATGAAGAACGCTAAGGCTTGGGCTGGTGCCGTCATTGTCAAACGGCGTGGATCAACGAACCCTGCTGACTGGTATGCGGTGATGCCTGCACAAAAGTGGGCTGAATTACTTCTCATTATTGACCAACCAAACAACCCCACAACACCCCCAGAGCAGTATCCTCATCGGCACACAAGTTAAGTGCTACAGTCACACTTCCAATAATTCCCAAACATCAAGGAGACCCTGCAATGTCTGATCAATTCCTAACTGAAGAAGCACCGAAGGATCGTTGGGGACGGTACCTCGTCCAGCAACCTGAAGGCAAACCTCGGGGCTACACCCGTGTCACAACGATTGCCAAAACACTTGACGACACAGCATCACTTGCTGATTGGAAAGTGCGTATGGCAATCACAGGTTTGGTGCAACGACCAGACTTGTTGGCACAGGCATCAACTGCGATTGATGATCGCACTCGACTGAACAAGATTGCCAATGATTGTGTTGAAGCATCAGGTGGATACAGTCGTGCGAACCTTGGTACAGCACTTCATGCCATCACCGAGCAGATAGACCTTGGGTTAAAGCCTGCGATCCTGCCAGGTTTACAAGCCGACATTGATGCCTATGTTGCAGGTGTTGCAGCTTACGGAATCAAGATGCACGACGAGTTCATTGAAGTGCTACTTATCAACGACGAGTTGGAATACGCTGGCACAGCAGACCGAATCGTCACCCTCATGGACGGACGCTTGGTCATCTTCGACCTAAAGACAGGCACCGATCTGTCGTACTCATACGGCAACATCGCTGTGCAGCTCGCCATGTATGCCAACGCTGAATGGATGTACAACTGGAAAACAGGCGAACGACAAGCGATGCCAGACCTAGACAAAACTGTTGGCATCATCTGCCACCTCCCAGCTGGTGACGCAACCGTCAACTTCTATGAAGTAGACCTTGTTTCAGGATGGGAAGCAGCCAAACAATCATTCGCAACACGCGAATGGCGCAAACGCAAAGATCTATTCAAGCCCTACACATTTAGTGACAAACCACGAACCGTGACCCCACCCAAAGCCGTACCAACCAAAGTTGTTGAAACAACCAAGTCGTTGACAGCGCGTGCAGGTTGGATGAAGGCACGAATCGAAGCCCTGACAGTTCCGGCACAGAAGATGTTGGTGTTGTCATGGCCTGCTGGAGTGCCACACTTCGACCAATGCACCAATGAACACTTTGATGCGCTGTTACGGGTCATTGAACTGGTTGAGGCTGAGCATTCGGCACCATTCTTTGAACCTGATCCAACAACACCGAAGCCGAAGAAACGCAAGATCGCAGGCTTCGATGATGCAGACATCAGTTTCAAGACCAAGGATGAGTACCCAGGATGATTGACCCAATCGAAGGTCGAGCATACGACGTGCGCAACGAAGACATCTTGGCGTTGAACTACATCAAGACACAAATCCAATCACTTGATCATGAACGACGCAACGAATACGCAACCTTGCTCATTGATGCCCAATCAGCTAAACGGAACATCAATCTGAGCGCAAACAAATCTCACAGACGATACGAAATTGCGCGAGGCATCCTGCTTCTCATGCAAGACGGACAGTTTGACCGAGACTTGGTGAAGGGCATCTGCTCCCACATCACCAAAGAAACATACACAAAGGCAGGCGAAGCACTAGGTCATCTGAACGCTGCACAGGCTGAGCTGTTCGCTCAAATCTGTTACGGCATCACAGTTGATCAAGTGACAATCCAATACATCCCAGAACAGAACACATTCCGTGTTCAGGAGGTTAGGCAATGACAGACATATTCCTACAAGACGGAGGATCAAAATATCCTGCGCTCAAGTTTGAGACACCAGGCGACACCCACACGGGCAAAGTTTTGGAAGTCAAGAAGTTGGAAGATCGTGACCCATCGGGCAACACGAAAACTTGGGACAACGGAGACGTGCGATACGTTTTCGTGTTCACCATCAACACCGGCACAGAGATTGGCAACCTTTGGGCGCGTGGTTCAATGGTCAAAACAATCCGTGAAGCAGCACAAGCTGCAAACGTGACATCAATGGTCGGCACCAATCTGACTGTGAAATACACAGGCAACGGCGAACAAAAGACGAAAGGATTTAACGCACCGAAGTTGTATAAAGCCAAAGTTGAGGCTGGAACAACTGACGATTCATCCGCGATGTGGTAACAATCACACGATGACACAAGTTTGCTGGGTGGGGAGTCGTTCCCCCGAACCGTTGAACCCCACCCAGCATTCAACCCAACAGGAGCAACATGACAAAGCAAGACCTACAAAACGCAATCCAATTCTTAGAGAAGATGGTCATCGGGGTAGCAGACCAAGACCGATTCTTCGCCACATTAGAAGCACTTAAAAGCGAACTAGCACGAAGGAGCAAACCGAAATGACACCAGACACCATTAACCTGATAGCAGAACTTGAACAACGAGTCTCCGAACTATCAGCAGCACTCGAACTCGTCACCGAAGACCGAGACAACCTACGCGACGCAGGCAACAGCCTCATGCACGAACTAGAAGCATGTCGCACAACACTTGTTCAAGCGCACTCAGACATCTCACGCCTCCGCGTATACCTAGCCCAAGGCGCAGAACTGTAATGGGAATGAGCGACTACGACATCGACATCAAGAACTACCAGTTCCAAGTGCTAGAGCTATGCAACGAGATAGCCAAACTCAACTCCCACATCCAAACTTTAGAAACCACACTGTCAGCAATGTCAGGTGAACTACACGCACTACGAATGGAGAACCAATGAGCCAGTTCAATGTTGGTGACAAAGTAATCCTCGACGACGAATCAGGAGTCATTGAATCAGTACTCGTCGGTGCCGAAGGCACCCTCTACGACGTGCGATACGGCCACACCTTCATGATCGCAGTCGATGTACCGGAAGAAGACATCCAACCTTGGCAAGCAGACGAACAATGATCGTTGCCCTGCGTGACACCAGTCGTGATGACTGCGAACTGTATTGGCATTGGGTCAACGACCCTGAAGTGCGCAAACATTCACACAACACTCAACTCATTGAATGGGAAGAACATTCATACTGGTTCAACAAACAACTAGGACGAGACAATGTGCGTATGTTTGTTGCATACGACTGGAGTTCAATCGGAGCTGCACCAGTCGGGCAAATACGATTTGAATACTCCAAGAAAGAATGGAACTTGTCGTACTCAGTTGACGCAGAATATCGAGGGCAACGGATTAGCAAACAAATGATTCAACTCGGACTTCAAGAACTCACCATCATTAAAGCAGAAGTCAAATCTGACAACACCATCTCCAACCATGTCTTCACCAGCCTTGGTTGGGCTAAGACCGGCACAACCTACAGGAGTCCACAATGACCTTGCCTGGACTCAGCCGACTCAATCCTTGCCCATGCCGTCAACCCGTACCGGCACAACCAGTGTGTGGTGATAGGGGGGTTGAAGATGATGATTGAAGACCCGATAGCAGAGTTCATTGAAGCAGCAGCAGACGGACTCTGCACGGCCTACGTGGTGGTGGCAACAGTTGAAAGAATTGATGGTTCACAGTCGTTCTGGATAACAACCCTTAACAGGCAGACCTCATCCACTACGCTCGGACTCCTAGTATCAGCGACCTCAGCTGAGCAGTATCGAATAGCAAAATCATTGACCGAAGGAATGTAATCAAAGCCCCAAGGAGGCGACAATGGCAACACAACCTAAACAGCACAGATACCCAGCAATCAACTTGCTGAACACATTCACACCAGGCACCAACGACCAGCAGATAGGAGACATGCTTGGCATCAGCCGATCATGTGTTGTGAGATGGCGCACAGTAGGAAAAACACTTTACGAATATCAAGCAGACACCTATGCAATCAAACTTGGATTCCATCCAGCAGAGATATGGCACAACTGGCTTGATGACGCAATGAGCATCGCATGAAAGTCCTCAGCCTCTTCAGTGGTGTCGGTGGATTCGACATGGGATTAGAGAACGCAGGCATGGAAACAGTGTTCCAATGCGAATGGGACAAACATGCCAACACAATTCTGCATAAACATTGGCCTGATGTCCCCAAGTGGGATGATGTCTCAACACTCACAGGCAAACACATTCTTGCTCACGCACCTGTAGTCGATGTCGTTGCATGGGGTTCACCATGCCAAGACTTATCTGTCGCAGGCAAACGAGCAGGCTTAGAAGGTGGCAGATCAGGCTTATTCCACGAAGGAATCCGTATCATCAAAGAACTACAGGAGGAAACTAATGGACAATATCCAAGAATCTCTATTTGGGAAAACGTCGTCGGAGCACTCAACTCCAACAGAGGGGCTGACTTCGGGATCATCCTCGACGAAATGGCTGAAGCAGGGGCGTTGGCAATTGAATGGAGTGTGCTGGACGCACAATACTTCGGAATACCCCAACGACGAAGGCGCGTGTTCGTCATCGCTATCTTCGATCCTGTCCTCGCCAACCGATGTCCAAGCCCGTTACTACCTGTCGCCGAAAGCTTGCCAGGGCATCTTGCGAAGAGCAAACCGAAGAGGAAAAGTATTACCAGTGAGACTTCAACAAGCGTTGGAGCAAGTAGTGCAGACACCAAATCATTAGATGAACAAAGTTATGCAGAGTCATTTTTTGCACAATTCAAAGAAGGTGATGTAGCTGCATTGAAGGCATCTGGTGGAGTTCTCGGTGGTGGAAGCGAAACACTTATCGTAGGAGCCTTGACTGTTTCAGACCTGACGAAACAAGTCACGAATGAAATTGTGTCAAAGAATCTACTTCAAGTTGTTGAACCGTTTGTGAAGTCAAGTCGTGCGCAAACATCAGAGGATTCAGAAACTTGGATACCTGGCGAAGTGAACCCGACACTCAACTCGTTTGATGTTGGTGACACCCGTGCCACAACAGCCATCGTTGAACCTGTCATGTTGAATTATCAAGGTTCAAAAGGCAACAGTGTCACATCAGAAGATGGTCTTTCGTTTTCACTAAATGCGATGCACGGCCATGATGTTCACGTTGTAACAGAACAAATGGAAAACAGACCTGTCAAAGAAATCGTTGGCTCACTACAAGCCAGAGTGACAGCAACCAACCACGAATCCATAAGAGATGCTCATGCCATCGTTGAAGAAATGACATTGATAGACGGGCAACGCGTTGGAGATGTTCGCATCTACACAGAACCAGTCCAAACATTAGGCGCACGAATGGGAACAGGCGGCAACAACGTCCCGATGCTTGCCTTTGATACACAGTTCGGCAGCAACGCCAACGTCACAGAAGATGTTGCACCCACCCTCAAAGCATCACAACAATCACCGAGCGTTGCTTATGCCATTCAAGGCAATGTGGTTGGCAGACAAGACCACAACGGCCCAGCAGGCAAAGGTCACACCGAGGAAGGTGACCAGATGTTCACACTGACATCAACGGACATTCACGCAGTTGCCTACGATGAATACAACGACACCACCAACAATGTGCATCATGCGCTTCGTGCAGGAACTAAACAGTCCACAGGTGTTCTTGAGCCAACGATGGCTGTGCGTAGGTTGACCCCACTTGAGTGTGAACGGTTGATGGGTTGGCCTGATGATCACACTCGATACAAAGCTGATGGCACCGAGCAAGCCGACACTCACCGATACAAACAGTGTGGAAACGGTGTTGCTTCACCAGTAGCCCAATGGATAGCCAAACACATTCTCAACATCTAACTGAAAGCAACCCTGCGCAATGACAACACTTGAGACAGCAATCGCATATACACAATTAGGTATCAGGGTGATACCAATCAAACCTGGACACAAATACCCTGGCATTGATTCTTGGCAAACGAAAGCAACCGATGACACCGATGTGGTCACATCATGGTTCACTGGTGACTACAAGAGCTACGGCATCGGCATCGCCACAGGTCGCACCAAGTACGGACAGATATTCGTGGTTGATGTGGATGACCGTGACGAGTATCGAGGGTCAGATACCTTGCACGATCTTGAGCAGCGTTACGGCGCGTTACCTGAAACGGTCACAGCGATCACCGGCACAGGAGGACAACACCTCTACTTCTATTCCCCTATCGAGGTTAGGAATGATGCTGGGTCACGGCTTGGGGTGGGCTTAGACATCAGGGGTGAAGGTGGGCAGGTGCTTGCAGCACCAACCGTGCATCCGAACGGCAAGCAGTACCAGTGGGTTGATGGGTGGTCACCTATGGACAAACGGCCTGCGAACGCACCACAGTGGCTCCTGACGCTTCTCACCACCCAACCAACGATGGTCAAGCCCCAAGGCACAACAGACCTGTTCTTGGCTGACCCAACCACACCATCAGCCCGATACTGTGCGCAAACCACATGGGAGCAGCTGTTGATCCCTGACGGCTGGACACTGGCAAAGACAGACCGACACGGTGAACAACACTGGACTCGACCAGGCAAAGACACCCGTGACGGCATCTCAGCCACCATTGGACACAACGGCAACGATGCACTCATCGTGTTCACCTCCACCATCCCTTGGCTACCAGAAGGTGGCTACAACAGGTTTGGATACATGGCTGCACGTGACCACAACGGAGACTGGAAACAAGCAGCCAAGACCTACCTAGCTCACAACACCACCCCATCCGACACCACCACCATCACCCCCGATGAGATGCTCGGCATGCTTGTTGATTGGAAAACATTCTGGACACAAGAACACGTTGTCGAAGACTGGATCGCCAAACCGTTGATCGCTCGCGCACGACAGACTGCACTGTTCGCCGGCGCAAAGACAGGCAAGTCATGGCTCACCCTCAACGTCGTCGCAGCACTAGCCACAGGCAAACCGATACTCGGACACCCACCCCAAGCCCAAGCCCACTGCCTCTACCTCGACTACGAGATGGTTGAAGCAGACCTATACGAACGCCTAGAACAGTTCGGCTACACAGAAGAAGACGACCTGTCACACCTCCACTACGCACTCATACCCAGCCTTCCCCCACTGAATACGGCAGAAGGAGCCTCAGCGATCATGCGCCTATGTGAGTTGACTAAGGCTGAGGTTGTCGTGATTGACACCACAGGACGCGCCATTGAAGGTGAGGAGAACTCTGCTGACTCATATCGTGAGTTCGCACGAACCACAGGTCTAGCCCTCAAACGTGCAGGCATCGCCTGTGTACGCACAGACCACGCAGGCAAAGACGGTGGCAAGAAGCACGGCCAACGAGGCTCCAGTGCCAAGAACGATGACGTGGACATTGTGTACCGATTAGACAAGACTGATGACGGACTTATGCTCGTCAGAACCCACACACGGATCAGCTGGGTACCAGAGAAGATCGACCTCATCGTCGAAGAGTTTGACGACATCACCACCATCCGACAACGCACCAGAGCAACCAAAGGATGGACAGCCCAAGAAATAGCCCTAGCCAAACACCTCGACACACTAGGCATCCCCAAACACGCAGGAGTCAACGAAACACAACGCATCGCCAAAGAACTTGGTGCCAAACTCGGACGCAAATCCGTACTCTCAAGAGCCATCCAATGTCGCCAACTACCCACCCCAGACCCCCTAGAAACGGGAACCACCCTCGGGAACCACCCTCTAGACCCTATGGTGGCTATGGGAACCACACACCGTACCGATAGGTACGGGGTGGTACCAGCCCAAAACCCAGAACAATTCGACCTAAACCAAAACTACTAACACCCACCCCAAACCCATGCCACCCATCACCCGACCCTGCCTCAGTTGCAGACAACTCACAACCCAACCAATGAGGTGTGACCTATGCGAAGCCAAACACCAGTCCAAACGCAACAAGGTACGAACCCACTACCAAGGCGACTACAAGACCCGAGCAGCTTGGGTACGAGCCAACGCAACAACTTGTCACATCTGTGGCGAAGGAGAACGAGGCTCATCTGATCCTTGGACTGCTGATCACATCTACCCAGGCGAATCCGATTCCCTCCTGCTCGCAGCTCATCGCTCATGCAACTCAAGTCGAGGAGACGCGACGTGAACCCCCACCGGCAGTCTCGGGGGGTGGGGCAAAACTCAAAACCTTGTTGCGTCAAAGTACA